TACTGACTAAAGAATGTCGAGTGGGGGCCACTATCATCATTTCAAGTGATAAAGACTTTATACAACTTCAGAAGTATGAAGGAGTCCGTCAATGGTCACCTTTAAAGAAAGACTATATAAGTGATAATCCAGTAGAATCATTGTATGAGAAAATTATACGCGGTGATACTGGTGATGGTGTTCCTAACATATTATCTTCTGATGATGTTTTGATAACTGAAGGTAAACGACAAACACCCATTACCAAGAAGAAATTGGAACTATGGAGGGGTAAATCGCCAGAGGAATTTTGTACAGGAGATATGCTCAGAAACTACCATAGGAACAAAACAATGGTAGATTTAGGGGAAACTCCAGAATCAATTCGTATAAATATTAGGACACAGTTTGATGAGCAGAGTCCAGTACACGGCAAACTCATGAATTACTTTATTGAAAAGAAGTTGAAAAATTTGATGGAATACGTTGGAGATTTTTAATCATGGCTATATCATTAGTAACTATATTTGCGGATGTCGCAAAAGCTAAAACTAAGAAAGATAAAAAAGAGATTCTTCTCAAACATGGAAACAATGGCGCTTTAAGAGAACTACTAAAGTACACTTATGACCCGAATATAAAATTTCTCTTACCGCCTGGAGATCCCCCTTATAAATCTGTAGTAGATGAAACAGAAAACCCTACATACTTGTACGGATTGATGAGGAAATTATATTTATTTGTAGAAGGTGGAAATCCAAATCTTAACCAACAGAGAAGAGAATATCTTTTTATAGAATTATTAGAAAGTGTTCATCCCAAAGAGGCCGAATTGTTATTACAGATGAAAGATAAAAAACTTAAATGTAACGGTCTAACCTATAACCTTGTAAAAGAAACATTTCCGAAATTAATAACGTGAAAACACTAAAATCCATCGAGGATAGAATAGTAAACCTACAGAAGATAACCAGCGATGGTGAGACTTTTGAGGTGGAAGCTGAACTACGACACTTAGATTTAGTGGGTATGATTCCCAATCAAATCAAAGTCGTTCTTGCTCGTGAATTTGGGGTTTCTTTAACTATGGATTGGGATATTTCCAATCAGCGTTTTTCAACATCTGTTGATGGCGTGACTTACAACTCCAGCTTTGACCACAAAGCATACATGATTGAGCCATGGCAACATGGAACAAGCTACGCCCGTAGCTCTCGTCGCAGTTAAACTTCCGAATTTAAATCTAAATCAGAAGAAGGAATATGGAGAAATTCATAACACTAACTTTAGCATGTATATTGTATTTTGGTACATCGCTAAATTCAGGCACCACATATAAAATTTGGGTTCCGCCAGTATCTGACAAACAGGCAACAATAATGTCTCCATTGCAAATAACTACAAATGGAAAGACTATAGTTGTACCAATGGTGAATTCAGAAGAACTAGAGTGTATGTCAAAAAATATATATTTTGAAGCAGCTATGGAATCTACTGCTGGGAAATTAGCAGTAGCACAAGTTACTATGAATCGTGTGAACTCATCACGATATCCAAATACTGTTTGTAAAGTTATTACACAGGGAAGACATTATAAGAATGGATTTCCAGTAAAAGACCGATGCCAATTTAGTTGGTATTGTGATGGTAAATTGGATGTACCACCCACTACTGGTTCAATGTGGAAACAATCTCAAGAAGTTGCTAAGTATGTCTTATCAACTCCTAGTTTGATGGACATAACGGATGGAGCAACCCATTATCACGCAGACTATATTAGTAGTCCGAGATGGGCAGATCCTAGACGGAAAACAGTAGAGATTGATACTCATATTTTTTACAATAAAGCCAGAAGGGCCGTAAAAAAGACTTGACAAGCTCTTGATAAACCTGTATAATAGTAGGTGAAGAGTGAGAAAAGCCTTCCTTGCTCTAATCCTCTAATTGAGATTAATTATGACAACAGTTACAGAAATATTGGAACTCTACCGATATGTTGGTGATACCGCGGCTGCAGAAGTGGCTCTAACAGAATTGATAAACGAATCATATTCTGAGGGGTATTCCTTCGCAAAAAATGAAGCAGGGTTGATAGAAGAAGTATCAACCGCACTAGCAGAAGATTAAATTTTAAAATAAACATTAAGGATATCCATGCCAACGTATGATTATGAGTGTGAAGAATGCCACCATATTTGGGAAGAACAACTTCTTATAGTAAATAGAAATGACCCTCTTGACAAACCTTGTATTAAGTGTTATAATGAAGGTTCAATAAAACAGAAAATAGGAGTGCCTTTATTTGCATACGATAATGTAGCATCTAAGGGTCACACCAAAAAAACACCAGATTGGCTTACAGATAAGATGAAAGTTATAAAAGAAAAATCTCCGGGCGCAGACTTTACGATTCCAGGCTAATGAAAAAATTTAATCATGTAGGTAATACATTAATTGAACTACAAACAGAGAATATAGATGGCCGTAGATTTTATAAGACACCCAATGGTAGTTATCAATCCATTACAACATTACTATCAAATCTGTCCAAAGCTGGTATACAAGCTTGGCGTGCAAGGGTTGGAGAAGCCGAAGCGAACCGAATCTCTACAAAAGCTTCGCGACAAGGCACCCGCGTACATAGTATCTGTGAGTCCTATATCAAAAACGAAGACGGATTTCTAGACGGCAAGATGCCTAATGAGGTTGAGATGTTCCAATCCATTAATCCTTTACTTGATAGAATAGACAACGTGCACGTCACAGAAGGTGCACTATATTCCGATGAACTTAAACTAGCTGGTAGAACGGATTTGATTGCAGAGTTTGATGGACAAACGGCTATCATAGATTACAAGACTTCCAGAAGAATAAAGACATGGGAACAATGCCACAGCTATTTTATGCAGGGTTCTTTTTACGCTCATGCATATGAAGAACGAACTGGAATTGCAATAAACAATATAGTAATTATCATGGCAGTAGAGAATGAAGAACCATTGTTGTTCAGAGAGACAAAAGATAGATGGTTGAATCCTTTGAGATCTGTGATATATAAATATTCATAAGGAATTTGTTTGATGACCTGAGAGAATAGTTAAGTAAGACATCGGTGCGATTCCGATCAGCTCCACCAAAGAAAGTTATGGAAAAGAAATTAATGTGGGTTGTCATAGTTATACTACTTGGATTATGTTTAACTTATGCCACACTCTACATTGGGTATGACTTTCGTTGATGGGGCTGTAATAGAATTCGATTACTAATGAAGGTATCAGAGAGAACGGATAGGGTGATTACCTACAATCAAATAACTTAATCGCAAATAATGACGATTATACTTCTGCTTATGTTGCACTAGCAGCGTAATACAGATGGGTTTTTGGGGGGAGGTTTTTCCTTGAAACAGAATAAAAATTCAGAATTGAATTAAAACCTTCCTACTACTTACGAAAGATAATATGGCTATTATAGAGAATCAACCAACTACATCTAAACAAACAAAAGCAACTAGAGAACGATTTGAACGTGACATAATAAGAGGTGATAAACCACCATACTATCTAGTTCCAGAAGTTTATGAAAAAAATACAGGAATGTCTTATAAAAACTTTGACCTTCCATATAATGCTGGTAGATGTACTGTTTCTTGGCCTAATAATAAAATGCAATTTGAATGGAGATTAGCTAATGGCTGAATATATAAATAAAGAACCTTGTGAATTTATTTACAATATAACCGCAGTAGAAAAGATTGTCGATGGGGATACTATCGATGCAGTTTTTGATTTGGGTTTCGATGTACGGATATGTAATAGAATACGCCTACTTGGAATAGACACACCAGAATCCAGAACAAGACACAAGAACGAAAAAATTTATGGTAAGTTATCTAAGGTCGCATTAACATCGTGGGTGCATTGGGCAATATTGTCAGACAGAGATGATATTGAAATACAATGTAGATGCCCAGAGTCAGATAGCAGAGGTAAGTTCGGTAGAGTATTGGGTGAGCTTTGGATTAATTGTACTGAAGATGGACATGAGTTTGGTGGATGGACAAACATAAACAAATGGATGTGTGAAAGTGGTTACGCCGTTGGATATCACGGACAGAACAAAGATGATGTTAAAGATCAACATTGGCAAAATCGTCTACTTCTAGAAGAGCAGGGGGTACATGAGCTGTTACAATGGGATGAAAACTAATGGCAAAAATACAAATACATAAACCAAAAATCCAAATACCAAAAAATATTAAAAAGACAAAACACTATGGTGGCAAAGTGAATACCGCTGTTGAAATGATAAACGCTTCAGAAGAAGCATTGTGGGGGAAAAATCCTGTGGAAGCTCTAAAGTTTGAACGAATAGAAACCAGAAAGAAGATGAATTGGATTGCTAGATTCACTCTTTCTTTAATTACATCTGGAACATTTTTAATCCTGTTATATTTGTTGTTTTTTTCAGACTTAAAAGATGGTCATCGCGACTTAATTAATATTTTAGTTGGTGCCTATGTTGGTGTACTAGCTAAGTCAACGGATTATTGGTTCTTC